ATACTTTCTGTATTTAGGAGAGCTATCAATTGTAAGTCTGTCTATATTTCTAAAATACGTTTGTAACCAGTTAACCATATGCCATCCTACAAACTCATCGTGATTACCAGCTACATACACCACATTAACATGTTTAGCGTATTGTAATAACATTGTAATCATTAACACCTCATGGTCACATATATATTCAAATGAAGTGTGATATGTATGTGTATTCTGTTGAGGAGTTCCTTTTGTAGTTGCATTGGTGTATTCACTATTAAACTCATCTGAGCCAATAATGTATGTTATTTCTTCTAGGTTGTTTGAAAGTTGAGCTTGTGCAGCTATCACTTCCACCTTATACATAATCTTAGCTAGTCTATCTAGTACATTGTTATTACCATCTACATCCCATTTGTTTAAATGAGAGTCTTGTTTGTTGATAACTAACATACCGTTTGGTCTCTCTGGGTCAAACTTAGGACTCATAACTTCCTGACTAACAGGCTGATATGAAGCTAAAAAGTCCACAAAGCTATCTTGAAAAACTTGCTCTGCAGACTTCTTTGCTAACCAGGCTTTAACCTGCCAATGGGGATTTCCACCATTCCCCCAGAAGTTCTGTACATATTTAGTTATTTCCCATTTATCTGTGTCTATGTGACACTTCTCAATTAGTTCATCTAAGCTCTTAACCTCTTCGCTAAAGTTAGCTACCACCTCACCAACACCTTTACTAATGTCCTCTGTAAACTTAACTATTACATTCTCTAGTTCAGAAATGTAATTTCCAACCTCAGCATCTTCCTCACTCTTCTCTTGATTTCTTAATTCTTTTAATAACTCGTCAACCTCAAACTCTGTAATTCCAAGCTTATCAGCATAGAATTGTTTACTCTTTTTCCAATGTAGAATCTCTTCTAGCTGTTGTAGCAATGATTGGTTTTCAGACATATATGGTTTAATTTAGTTAAAATTAGTGTAAAGGTACGAACTAATTTTGACATTTACAAAATTTTATTAACCAATTTAATTATATAGATTAATCAATTTGATTAGAGTTAAAACAAAAACCCCCAGCCTAGAAAGGCCAGGGGATACCTTGTAAAACCAACAAAACAAGGTTTTTGTTATTATGTTAAGGACACGCTGTTGTAGCAACAATAAATCCACCGTTATCTACTTGATAGCTATCTGAACCAGCACCTTGAGAGTACCATTGGTTACCTCCCACTACAGGAGTTACTCCACATTCACCAGCTACCCATAACCTTGTAGGGGCTAGAGCATTATCAGTATCAAATAAAGTTAAGCTTCCTAAATGAGCACATGCAGTGGTATTAGAAGGATATAAATTTAATTGCTGACAAGGAGCAGCTGTAGTGGTTGTAGTTGTTGTAGATGTACTAGTACTAGTAGTTGTGGATGAACTAGTAGTTGTAGTTGTTGTACATGGCACTATAGATATATCTGTATAGTTTGTACATGTTCCTGTAGACATAACACGAACGATTGTTGTGCTAGTTGGAACCACTGTAGATGTATATCCAGCCAATAGGCTAGATTTTGCCACACCTGTCTCAAATGGTGTAGAATAAGAATCTACATTTGAATATAGACTAAATGATCCTGTTGAAGAACCAGCTGTCGTTAATGTAATTAATACCGTCATATTATAGGTTTATTAAGGAATTGTAGTTGTAGTGGTTGTTGTTGAAGATGTACTAGTTGTTGTTGATGTAGAACTAGATGTTGTAGTAGTTGTTGTAGGAGGAATTGTTGTTGATGTAGTAGTTGTTGTAATTGGACAAGAGTTTACCAATGTACAGAACATCACCTTTAAAGATGGATTCTGATTGATTACAGTGATAAGAGTTTGTACTAATTCTACAGGATCAATTGCATTATCTAGTTTCTGTAAAGCTAATGTCAATATATCCCCTGTATCAATTCCTGAATTAGGAAGACCTGGGCCATTATATTGAACGGCTGATGTAGGAACAGGATAACCAGCGAATGCTCCATTATTACAATTCTGTGGATAATAGGCATTCACTGTATTCTCAAAGCAAGGTGTACCAGGTACGCAAGCCATTATAGTTTAATTTAATCGATTAAGGAATGTACATGATATAATAGCAAGCACGTACAGGTTGGATGTTAGCATGACCTAATCCACCACCTGTATTGCTAATTGATGCAGTTATACCTGTAGTAGCACTTGCTGTGTATTGAGGTCCTGTTAGTGCTGGATCACTATTTGATAATTGTGTAGCCACACATTGTGTTCCACCAGAGTCATCTGTAGTTCTGTTACCTCTAAAGATAGAGCTACCAGGAGCATGTACGTGACCAGGGTCAGTAATTACAATAGGATGTGAGTGTGCAGGAATTTGTGTACTGTTTAACGTTACAGTGTTAGCACCACCACCATCTCCAAGAGCATAGTTAGGATTACCAACATTAACAGGATTAACAGCAGGATCTAGAGCCCCACCACCTACACCAACAATAGCACCTACAGGAACACGTCCTCTTTTATCAGGAGTTCCGTTTAAGCCATTACATAGATAGATTTTCTCCCAATCAGTTCCAGTAATACCAGCACCTGTACTATCAAACTTACCTGTAAGACTACCGTAGTATTCTACAACAGAATAAGGAACCATACGGTTATAATACTTAGTGTTAGTTCCAACACTGGCTAAATATGCAGCAATTAGAGAGTTTAGATCAGCAAGTTTTACGTAGTTTGTATTTACATTTAAACCTAATGCTGTTAAGTCTGCTGCTACTGTACAAAGTTTTGTAATAACAGCTTGTAAAATAGCATGTGTGTCAGAAGAAGCAGTTACACCTGTAAGACAACCTATTGAGTAATCTGCATTCAATACAGCAATATCAGCAGCAACTGCAGTCACTTGAGTTTGTAAACTACAAACAGATTTAACTAGTGCTGTAAATAATTGAGTAGAATTAGGAGAAGTGATTCCTGTTAGGAATCCATTAATAAGAGCACATTTATCACCAGAAGCAATGGTTATAACATCACCTGTACCAACTAATAATGGAACAAGTTTGTCTGTAATCATTTCTTCTACATGAGTTAATGTATCTCCTGTAGTAATATTTAGAGCAGAAATAGTTGGACCTGTATATCTAACACATTGATCAGATACAATCTCAACACATCCATTGAAGCAGTTTGTACAAGACATTTTATAAATTATTTATGAATTAAGAGTTTTACTTTACTTGCTATCATCTTCACAGTAAAGTGACTAGCGTAGTCAGAGTTACAGAACTTGTAAGTCAAGATCCTTTTATAATTTAGTAAGTCACCAATTACAACCCCTGGCACAGGATAGTTTAAAGAGAATACGATATTGTTATATTGATTGTTTGCTAAACTTGTTAACTTGCAATCAATATCAGCTAATAGTACAGGAATAGTTGTACAATCAATACAGTTTGTAAGCCTTGGTGATAACATTTTTTATTTTTTGAGTTGCTTGCTTCAGCTTGTAGTTACATGCTGAACATAAGCCGTTAATTAATTGACATCCACATCCTACTTTGATGCCACAGTCTCTACAGTTTGCCATTTTATTGGAAATTAATTATGTAGTTATTTCCTGAACAACCACAATTGGTTTTAATAAAGTTATTAAGCATTCTATCTGCTTGTACATACAGTTTGTTAGAAGTATCTACAGCACAGTTGTTAGCTGCAGCAATAGAACCCTGAATCATGTAGTATACACTATTTAAGTCAACCTTAGCTTGTGTCTTGATAGCAAGATCACATTCCATCATATCAAGCTTCATGAAAGCATTGTCAAACTTCTCTTGTAATTGTTCAACACGAATGATGGTTTTGGTAACAAAGTTCAGATATGCAGGAGCAACAGAGTATGTTAATGTATAGATTCCATCAGGTAGAGGAATCAATGGAGCTCCTACAACACTAAGTCCTAATGATGCTGAATTAAGTATATTAAAGTCATTAACATTGAATGGTACAAATACAGGTGCAAATCCAGGCATTGTTACTTCAAGAGTTGGAGAAGTAACAACAGGAGGATCTGTATCATAAGTTGATGCATCAGCTACACCTAATGTTAATGTATTATAAGTTGGTACTACCAGTATATCTAAGGTCATGTCTTTAAAATAAATATGCCAGAGGATTTGAGAAATATCCTCTCACCCTCTGGCATAGGTTATATGATTCTACTTGTATTCTATTAAGGAATCAAAGTAGTTGTTGTTGAAGTACTAGGCCAAACAGTAGTTGTAGTAGAAGTTGTACTTGTGATAGGACCGCTATCATCAGTTACAGCACCTAAAGCAGCAACTAAGATTGCCTCGATTGTAGCAGTTGCACCACTAGGAATAGCAATGATAACAGTGCTATCTTCAATGATGTAATCACCCCACTTGTAAGCAGATTTGTCATACTCATTGAACTTAATGTAATAAGTGTCATAAGTAGTACCATCAGTTACCCAAGACTCAAAGTTCTCGTTGTAACCAACCATTCTGTACAAATGCTTAAGGTAACCAGCTTGGTAGCTATAGAAGTTTTTCTCTAATTGCTTGATCTCATCTGAAGTACCAGATACATAAGAAGCACGTTGAGTAACTACAGCCTCAGCAACGATGTTACAATTGTCAGCAACAATGAAGTCAGCAGTTGTAGCTGGTCCACTGTATACGAAAGTACGGAAGTACATACGATCGTATTCCCAAGGGAATGCAGCAACATCACATGGTTGACCATACTTAGTTAATGGTTTACCAGAGATAACTAGTTTAGCACTAGCATTGTTACCAACTCTTTGGAATTGATAGAAGGTATCAAAGCTAATATTGTCAGGGTTGTTACCTGGAGCCTCTTGTCTGAACTTTAAGATAGCTTGATCGATGAAAGCAGGAACATCAACATCTGCACATGGATCGCCACCACACTCTAAACAAGGAGCAACAACTGTAATAGAACGGGTGAAACCGTTGAAATACAATGTGTCAATGTAAGAAGAATGAGCACGTAATGTGAATGTTACAACATCACCTGGTTTAACGTTAAAGTTACTAATTTCAGTTACTTGGTTAGCAGCAACTGGATTACCAACAACTTTATACCACTCACTAACTTGGGCAGAAGCAATCTTGTCAGAACGCTTAGAACCTTGTAAATAAGTGTTTGTTCTACCTTGAGCTAAATAGAAATACGGTTTAGCAGCAATGTTACCTGCATTAGCTACAGTGTAATCGCTTCTAAAAATACCAAACTGACCTGCGGTCAAGTTTTGCGTAGAACCAGAGCTAGGTAGAGTGTTTCCTACTGGAACTACGAAGAGCGTAGTTAATGAAAAATCAGCCATTTTTTGTTTTATTTAAATTGTGAAAATAACTATTCGTTTGTCTGAATCCTAAACTGAGCACTTTGAACTGCAGATTGATTCTCTGTATACATCGCTAGGTTTTGAACTGTTAAGTCTAACAACTCATCTTCCAGGTATGTTTCTAGTTCACAGTCTTGATCGAAAGAGTCCTGTCCGTCTAACATAACATATCCAGTTTTATTAATATACTTAGGATATCTCATGTATGATATGTATATCTTCTTAGGTGTAAATGTACCGTCAGTAAATATAGAAATCTCATCAGAAGTTAGGAGGTTGAACGTTTCTTGATATTCAAACGATGGTTTGTAATGGGTATTGTTTAAGCAGAATTGCAAATCGCTATGCTTAGCCAAGTCTCTATTAATCCATATTTGTCTATCCTTACATCTACCCTTATCTGCAAGTACATAACTATCTACATAGAACATGTACTTTGGATCGAGTTGATCTAGTCCAGCCGACCATTGATTTAATTCAGCATTCTTGATTGTTAAGTCAAGAGGTTGTTTATTGTAATCTACAACCAGATTTTGTAAGTCTTCATAACGCTTTTTGAAAGCATCGAGACCTAGACCAGAAATTGTGTTTTGACCGTCAACCTTCTGTTTAATCAACTTGATCTGAGCTTCATTCAAAGCTAAAATCTTATCTTCTAAGTTAATTTGTTGATGTTCGTTAGTTGATAGTTTATTTAGTTTCTGGTCAATTTTATATAATAAACTATCTACGGGTATCATACAGAAGCTATTTTCTTAGTTTTTAATTTTCCTTCCAAGGTTAATAATTCGTCTTGGTTATCTTCATCAGCAAGGAATTTAACTAAATCATCTTCATCCTTAGCAATCTCAAATTCACCTTCGTACACCTTACCATTAGGTTTTAAACGATATACTGAGTGAGCGATAGCTTGCTTAACCAAGTCTTTAATATGGAGTAAGTTTTCCTTCATATCTGCAAATCTGCTGAACACCTCTACAGGGTTTAAACCAGCATGTTTACCATTCTTGAATTCTGTTTGTTTTAATAGGTTATCTACCTGATTGTATACAGATTCTTCTTTAGTGTCTTCTGTAACAGGTAATCCTAACAATCTTGCCACTTTACGCTTCTTCTCTGGAGTCATTGCATCAAACTTGACAATAGCCTTGTTGATCAATTGTTTCTTCTTGAATATCACTGCATTCTCAATTTCATCATCAGCAACGTAAAATTGTGTATCTGCAGGAACTTCACCACGCTCCCAAGCCTGATAGCTAGAGGCAATTGTTGGATGAACTCTCAACCAAGCAAATGCTAATTCCTGAAAAGGATTAGAGAAATCAAAGTAGTTATCACCATCCATTAACTTAACAGCTTGTACATGTAATGTATCATCTGTAGATGTAGACAATCCATAGTTCCAGAAACTAGAACGAGGACTTAAATCAACATCACCTAACGCAGATTCAAGTTTTTTCTTAAGTGCTGTAACTCTTTCAACTTCCATTTCTCTTTCAAGACTGTCACCCATTCTACGAATGTATGCAGCATTTGGATCTAATCCAGTTCTGTACTGACCATCAAGTTCCTTGTAAGGATACTTAAATACACCTGTTCCAGGGATCCTGGTTAAACCTTTTTGTGCAAGACCACCTTGCATGGTTTGCAACTGAGAGTTGTTGTAATCTTTCTTTAGTGTAGAGATTTTTCCTATCTTACCCATATGTAGTTGTTTTTGTTTGGTTTATTTTTGCAGATGGGTTCTCAGCGAAGAGAGTGCCATACAGACATATAATCTGTATCCATCCATCTGTGTGAGAAGACTCCCCCACTTGGAGCAGTGGGGGGGAATTCTTCTCGGTAGGTTATGCCTAATCGTTAGATTAGAATTGTGGTATTTCTTCGATTAATACTGTACGTGATAAATCTTCAATGAATACATCACAACGGTCTTTCATCCAAATCTCATAACCAGGGAATTTGTTCGCAGAACTCATACCTTGAGACTTAGCAAAACCTAAATGGTGACGAGTTCCATCGATATAACCCCAAGTCATTGAAGGAGCACCCTTCATACGTACTTCACGGATGTTGTTTACCATTGAACCATCGCTCATAGGAGATACATCAAACACCATGAATACAGGAGTAGATTTTTTGTTCTGACCGAATTCTAAGTTAGTTTGAGGAAGGTCTAATTCTTTTAAGTGAATTAGTTCAACACGACCTGTTTCACGTGTAACCATTGCATCGAATGCAAAGTTGTAAGTGATGTGTTGACCTTCTCCTTGCATGTAGCGATTACCAGAATCAGCCATGAAAGTTAAACCAGAATGAAGTGCATCATTTTTAAGAGCTTGTTGGAACACATCGAAACCAGCTTCGTTAGTGTACATTTTAACTCTACGATCCTTAACATCAACACGTCTGTAGAATAAGTCACCAAACACTGAACGAATCAAGTTTGCAGTGAACTCACCACGGTTGTATTGTACTAAGTTACCGTTATTACGCATTCTGTGGTATACACCAGCAGATGTACGCTTTAATTCTTGCTTAGAACCATTAGTCTTCACGGTACCAGGCTTAGCCCAGATCATACGCTTAACTTTTAATTCTAACATAGACTTACGCATCCAGAACTCAATAAATGGTTCCCATTTAACATCGTTACGAGTTAAAGGTAATTGGTTACGACGTTGAGGAGCATATACTAAGATGTCAAGAGGCTTACCAGAAGCATCACGCATCATTTTGTCATCAGCCCATTCAGTGATTTTGTGCTCAAAACCATATGCAGAACCTAAAGATTCAAACATAGTGATTTGCTCACCTAAACGAGGAAGACCTAATAAGTCTTGATCGAATTCACCGATAGCAGCATCAACTAATTCTAGTTCGATACCAGTTTGTAAGAAAGTAGCACTTACGTAATCTACTTGAGGGTTGTCAGTCACAAGAGTGAAAGAGTACAAGAAACCAGCGTTCCAAGGAATAGGATCTTTGATAACGTAGAAACGAGGACCATACTGACGAGTACCTACAGAAACAATAGCGTTCTTAGAGAACTCATTTGTGTCAATTACAAGAGAAAACTCTTGACCATCGATACCTGGCTTATCTAGAGCTAGAGTGCTATCAGGGATGTCAATGATTTTAGGGAATTTGTAAGGAACTTGTACTTGCCACTTCCAAGCATCACTGTTATTATCGATATAGTAAGGAGTAGACTTGTTAATCATGTCTAGGAAGTCATTACTGTAAAGAGAACTCTGAGTGTACAAACTGATAATCTTCTTATCATAATCTGCTGGCTCAGTTGAGTGAAAGCTTTCCAAGTGGTTAGAATCTGTCAACTTACCTACTGCACGCTTGTCCATAGAAGCAACACGAGCATACGTAAAGCCAGTTAAACCTGGAATTGTTTGAATTGCCATTTTGTTATTTTTTTAATTAATGTTTATAAATTGTTTATTGAAACCATGAAGTTGTAGGCTTGGGCTTATTTCCTGTTTTTGTAGAACTTTTGCTAACTTGTCTAGCAACTTCACCAAACAATTCATTTGACTTCTTGGTGATACCAGTCTTTTGTATTGTAGATAATGTAGGATCCTTTTCTAAAATCTTTAATAAAAGTCCAAGCTTAACCTTTGTTGCATGGTTTTCTGGACGTTTAAGTTCTAGAATAGTTTTGTCAAAATCTGTG